TCTGTCATTGTAGCCACAAACAATGTTCCGGGCTTCGTAGTGTGCCCGGTTCGTGTCTTGCCTCTGCCATGCACCTTGTGACGGACTCCAGCGGAAGCCGTGACGCTTCAGGTCTGATATTGTTTCAGAATCCGGCTTGCAGGGAAAGAAGATTTGCAGGCACACAAGCTCGACATTCTGGCAGATTGTGACGTCCCCGATCTTGATTTCTTTGGTTTGCAATTCCTGGTATTTCTCCAGCCGTTCCAGCCGTTCCCTTGTGTTCTTAAGTCTTGCATTGTTATTGGTGAGATAAAAGCCGGGATAAGGTCTTTTGTCCCATCCTAAGATGTTCTGAAAGAGGTCTTTTCTTTGCTCCGGTGAATCTATCCCCACAGAATCGAAGAACTCAGCCAGCGATTTAGTCTTGTCAAAGGCTTTGAACGCCTTATTGACTTCTTTCATCATCTCTTGCTTTCTCTCCAGCCTCTCCACTTTGGAGCGTAGCAGGGAAATAGCGTCAGGATCATCGGAGAGAATAAGCCCGGAAGTGGCAAATGAGCCAAAAACACGCTTGCACATTCCAGAGAAAGCTTTTTCTCTCCACTCAATAAAGAGCTTATGCAGGCGGTGCTCTCTGTCATTCATCTTATTGCAGCGGGCAACGTTAAGCCCTGATCTTCCGGTGATCATCCAGGACACACAGCTTGACTTTGCATAAAGATAGGCGTTATACTTGGAGCGGTATTTGTTCACATACTCCTGGAACGCCTCAAAGGCTGCTTCCTTGGTGTCCTCTGTGATTAGCGGGGACATCGCATTGAATAGCGACTCAATGTCTGCTTGGGTGTCTTTCAGTTCGCTATTGGCTCGCTTCTCCGGGTCAAAGCTGATGTTCTGATATGCTGCCAAGGCAGTCTTGGCGTCACAGCCACAGGGAACAGTGGAATAAATGTCATGGATGCTGTAATTGGCTTTCTGGGTTGCTGTTGCGTCTTGCATTGGTGTCTCCTTATCTGGTGCAGGGTTTATTTAGCCTCTCGGCTTCCTGTCACTCTATGGCGTCAATATCAGACTATAGCCTCAGCTTGTCAAGTAAAACTTTCTGGAATCTGAATTATTATGATTATTCAGGATTTATTCAGGAATTATTCTAAAATTATTCAGAGAGAGATTAGAGAGCTAAGTATAAGATAGATAAGAAGATAATAATAATAATAATATAATATATATATATATAATACTACTATAATACCCCTATAATAACCTATAATAATTTTTCCTCTATATAATGCCCCTCGTACGCGGAGATTCTTTGACTGGAAACTATTATTCTATCAACTATTGCGTTTTATTTCTATAATAAAAAATAATAATACTCTATAATACCCCCTATTATGCCCAAATTATTATTCAAATATTCTGAGCTTCATAAGTGGTATATTTAACAGCCTGTTACAGCATAATAAATCTTGAATAATTCCTGAATAATCTTGAATAATTCTTAAACCAGAAAGAACGATTAAAGCCATATAGGTCAATGTAATATGACTACAATATGTCTGAATAATAAATATTCAGGGCTTTTATTATGAGCCTTAAAATGGGGTTAAATTCTACTCTTTTTCAGCCTATTTTGACGAGCCGATCCTTGACCTTGTAGCCTTGTCCAGTCAAAGAGTGGAAAAAAATCAACAGAAATATGGCAATGTTATGTAAACTGTGACATTTTTACCACACCTTTTGGGTTAAATTGTAGTAAATTTACCACACCACTGTTGTGTATTGTCCACTCTGTTGTGTATGTCTCTGATACATAGAGAGATCAGCCTTATACCCTGTGTGTATTGCGTAGCCTCATGCCTCACACTATAGAAGAAGAAACACATCCCCCCTGGTCTGTGTTGATTAGTCTGATCCGGGTATGTGCTGCACATGGTAGCCAATTTGATCATGCATATATGATAGCTTGCACCAGTTCGCCCGTTCGCATAGAAGCCAAAAATCAAGACAAGACCGAACCCTCGATACCCCACCCCCGATCGGTATATATATACCCTCCTGCGTATTTTCAGGACTGCTTGACTAATCTGTCCAGAATCATCAAACATTCTTTTCCTTGACAAGAAGCTCAGATGTATATAGTTAGTGTATCGCTTCAGAAAGGAGTGTCCATATGGGAAAGTTAGAGAAGCTAACAGAGAGCAAGGAGCGCAGGCTTGATTCGATAGATTATCGTGCTGATATGCCGGTTGAGGTTGGCGGCAAGGTGCTGGTGGTACATGATACGGGTTACACGCGTGACGAGTATGAGCGGAGGCAGACGGAGGTTTTGGATACAGATGCTGATGTTCAGGGTGGTGATCTGTATGAGATGTGGAGGCATGAGCCTGATTTGTTCATGACGCATTTGGGTTTGGAGGCGTTCCGCAGCATGACGAGGGATGACCGGGCGGCTGCCTGGATCGAGGTGATCGAGAAGTATCGGGAGAATTACGAGCGGAACTGGGCTAACTACAGCGTTGATGACGGGCTGAGGGCATTGACGAAGCAGAAAGTGCTGAAGATGGGTATTATCCCTGTGAACGGCAACATGAGCGACATCCCTGATCTGGACATTGACACGATCTATCGGAGGTGTTCTACCTCGTTCGACACCTGCTATACGAAGCGGTTCAATCTGGTGAGCGAGATACGCAATCGGTTTGACAAGTTTGTGCCGTATCCGCAGCAGCTTCACTTTCTGGCAACGAACTATGCCGAGGTTTTGTATGGGGGCGCACGCGGCGGCGGGAAAAGTGCTGCCCTGATCATAGATGCAGCCCTGCACGTGAGGCGGTGGTCTTACGATGGTGAGGGCAAGGTCGTGATCGAGAGGCAGAGCATAGATTACCCGGAGTATAGTGCGCTAATCCTGCGGAGAACGTTCCAGGACATCTACCGCAATTTCAAGCCGATGTGCGACAAGGTATATCCGAAACTGGGTGGTGTCTGGCGTGAGAAAACGCAGTGCTACACGTTCCCAAGCGGGGCTACGATCTATCTGGGCTACTGTGACTCAGACGATGACGTGGGTAAATACATCGGTGGCAACTTCCACTATCTGGGAATAGAGGAGCTTAACCAGTTCCCGGAGCGGTGGATCAAGGACATCGGTGGCTCGATCAGAACAACGAACCCGGAGCTTATCCCGCTGAAGCGATACACCACGAATCCGGGTGGCTTGGGTCATATCTGGATCAAGCGGAGGTTCATTGATATGTGTCCGCCTGTCCGGGGTGAGATGGTTTCCAGCAAGAAGCATGGCATTGACTACCATGCGCTGACACCTGGCGAGCCGATCACGGATGAGGATGGCAATGTGCGGTGGTTTATCCCCGCCTTGGTGTTCGACAATCCGGCTCTGGTGGATAATGACCAGAACTATATCAGTATGCTGAAGAGCCTTGACCCTGTAAAACGCAAGATGTGGCTCTTGGGTGACTGGGATGAGATGAGCGGACTGTTCTTCGACACCTGGAATCCGGCTTTTCATGTGATCCATCAGGAAGAGTTCAAGCTTGAACCAGATAATTGCAGAATCTACCGCTGCGTTGACTACGGGACTGCCGCTCCCTTCGCCTGCCTGTTCGTTCAGGTTGACAGAGAGGGTAAAATGGTGGTCTTTGACGAGATTTACAAGGCTGGACTGACCGCTTCTATGCAGGCTAAAGCTATATTCGAGAGGACTTTATGGTGGAAACTGTCCGAGGACATGATAGCCCTGACGGTGGTTGACCCCGCCATGAAAACCGCCACTCAGGACGGTGGTCACACCCTGAAATCGGTCATTGAGATATACTATGAGAACGGAATTGACCACGTTGCCCTGGGTGTTAATGCCCGTGTCCCCGGTTGGGCTGTGATGAAAGACTATCTGCAAGTGCCTGACTTCAGAGAGGGCGAGGAAATCCAGAGACCGTTCCTTGTGTTCACGAACAACTGCGTAAACGCTATTGAGACGATCCCGACCCTGATCAGATCGAAGAAAGACCCTGATGACCTGGACACTCACTCCGAGGACCACGCCGCGGACGCCCTAAGATATTTGCTAATGTTTATCAAACTTCCATCATTTAGACCACAAAGCTCAAATGATCCGAAATGGCTACAGGATTTGCAAGCAAGAGCAGGCAAAACAGAGGATGTTTCGTTAGCGACTGTGTGGGCTACGTAAAATATATCTTGACAAAGTTTTTGAGTGTGGTAATTTAGCCACATGATAGATCATAAGGTATTGAAGAGGAATTAAGCCGATGGCAAAGAAATCTCTCAGCATGGAGGTTCAGGACGTTGTTGACGTTTATCGCCACTCCTTAAAAGAGTGGGAAGTGTCAAGGGCGAAGGGCTTGGAATGTTACCAGTTTTGCATGAACGACCAATGGTCTGAAGCAGAAATATCGAAGTTTTTGAAAGAAAGCCGACCCCCTATAGTTTACAACTTACTGATCCCCAGACTACACAACCTGATAGGCACTGAACAGCTAAATCGCAGATCAGCCAGAATCCGTCCCTCCTCCGGTTCAAACAAAGAGCTTGCCGCTATCCTTAATGGACTGTGGCTCAACATTTGGGAAACAGAGGAAGGCGAGTATGAGATTGAGAAAGCGTTTCTTGACGGTTTGATTATGCCTATCCCCGGCTGGATACGGATAGACGTGGAGAATAACCCTATCGGCTTCCGTGAATACCGGATTGCCAGCGTCAACCCTCTGAGCGTGATCCCCGACCCTGACTATCGCAGGTATAACCTGAAAGACTGCCAGTGGATACTACAGGAAAACTGGCTTTCCCCTGACCAGATTCGTGACGTGTATGGTGAGAAGTTCGGCAAAGAAGCGGAGAAGAGTTCTTCCAACTGGTTTGTCGAGATAGCTAACCGCGTAGGCGGATGGTTCGGGGGTGGCGACACCGATAGCGAGTTCTATGAGAAAGACGGCAACCGCCTGAAAGTAATAGAGATGCAGACCCGCAAGAGCGAGATACGCCAGCTATTCATTGAGCCAGCCTCCGGTCAATACTACCTGCTCACCAAGAAAGATGCCAATGAGTTTGCGCAGGGCAATCCCAACCTGCAATTCCTGAGCGATCAAGCCGTGAAGCGGATTCATATCACCACGATCTGCCCCTACTTGGATGAGGTCTTGGTTGACGAGCCTTACTTTATAGACACCGATATGTATAACCTGATCCCCTACCACAGCTTTGACTATAACAATGTGAAGAGCAAGAACAATTCCCTGATCAAGGCTCTGATTGACCCTCAGAAGAATTTGAACAAGCGTGAGATACAGAAAACAGCCTACATAGATCACTCGATAAACTCACCTGTGCTGTTCCCTTATGAGGATAAAGAGTCCAAGGATGAGTTTGAATCCAGAGGCAATAAGCCCGGAATCGGACTGCTGTATCGGAACTACAAAGCCAAGCCGAGCAGACTCCAGCCAGCCAATCTGACCAGTGACGTGTGGAACGACATTGCCGATAGCGTGAACCAGATGAATGACATCAGCGGTATCAACGAGACGGCAAGAGGCGAATCACAGGGAGCGAACGAAAGCGGACGGCTGTTTGCCATGAAGTCTGAGCGTGTGGGCGCAACGATTAACCCTTACTTCCGAAACCTGAGCAAGACCCGCAAGATGTGCGGAGAGTATTTTCTCAAGACCGTGGCTCAGGTCTATATGGAAGATAACCGGGTGGTTGACATTACCGAGAGAGCGCACGTGACAGCGGAGGTTGTGCTGAACAATCCGCTTGACGGAAGCAATGACGTGAGGACTTTCGAGGGCAAGGTTGTGCTTGACGAGGCTGAATACAGTCCCACCAGACTGCAAGAGAATATGCAGACCAAGATCGTGCTGGCTCAGAGTATGCCTCCCGAACTGGTGAACTGGGCTTGGGTTTTGAAAGACATGGAACTTCCTGACATTCAGGAACAGATAGATTATATAGGTATGATCACCGGAATCCAGCAACAGCAGGGAGCCGAGGATCGAGCCCTGCAACAGGAACAAATGATAAGCGATCAGGTTGTGGCAGAGAAAGTTGCCTCACAACCGAAACCTCAACCCGCCAAAGGACAAGCCAAATGAAAAATTCACAACGAAAATTCGCTGCCCTGATGATGAGCAAATTTGAGCGTCATGATCTGGACACTTCCGACTTTACCTATGATGTCACCAAGAACGGCTCGACAGTCCTGTTCGAGGACTCGACCGCTGGTGATACCTATGTCGAGACCGTTGACCTTAGTGCCATGCAAAACGGAGATCAGATCACCTTCGTGTTCCGCAAAGAATACAAGACTGCTGACTTCGTGACCAGCCCGCTGGCTTTCGGCATGGCGTTCCCGACCGGAGCAACCGTCTCTGGTGTCGTAACTATTTATTGTATAGATGGAGAGCTTTATGTTTAGCAATACGAAATTCCCAACCGTGAAACTGGTGTCTGTTTCCGATGCAGCCTATACCGTGCTTGCAAGTGATGTTATGCTTGTGGTGACAAAAGGCGGGAATGAGGTATATATCCCAAACGCTACCGGATCACAACGCTGGCTTTGTGTCAATAATCAGTCGCCAGCCTCTTCAGTTAAGGTTGTCAACGCCTCTTCCCACCTGATCAATGCTAGCTCAGAGATATTCTTATCCCAATACCAATCAGTCCAATTGGTTGACGTTGCCGCCAGCCTATGGACTAAAATATAACAGGAGATCAAGATGAAAGATAACCCAGAGACCGTGGAAAAATCTGCGATAATCCCTGATAGTGACGATTTGTTCGCTTCCAACGACCTGCTCGAAATGCAGGAAGAGGAAAAAGAAGAACCCACCGAGGAGCTTGACGAAGAAGAACCTGAAGATGAGAATATCTTGGATGGCGATTCTGAAGAGGAAGAGCCTGAAGAGGAGCAACCCGAACCCAAGAAAGACAAGCTTGACGAGATGACTCCTGAGCAAATCAAGGAAGCTTATCGCAATCTTGAGGCATTGAAGGGACGGCAAGGTGATGAGCTTGGAACGCTTCGCAAGAAAGTAGCCGAGCTTCAGCCCGTTGTAGAGAAAACAGCCTACACCGAGGACGATATTCCCACTATGCCTGACGAAGCTTTAGACAAGACTATCAAGAATTACGAGGCATACTTTGCCACCCCAGGTAAATCCATAGATGATGCCGACAACTACGGTATCCACACTATAGCATACAACAAGCTGTTGGTAGAGCAGGGCTTGCGTAAACATTCACAAGCACTCACCTCTAAGGCAATGGCAAGCGATAATGAAAACGTAGCGAACCGCTACAACGCCAAACTGGCACTAAGCACAGACGATCTTGCCTCTGTCAAGCAATACGCTTTGACCAAACTTTCCGATGATGGCAAGCTGACGGAATCAGATATGGATGTCGCTTTGCATAAGCTCTTCCCCGGCAAGTTCAGTAAAATGATTGCCGACAAGGAACGGGAGCGTATCACCAAGGCGAAAACAACCACACCGAGACTTCCGGGCAATGCCACCCCTCCTACCAAAGGCGTAGTGTCTATTGACCATGTCAAGAACATGGACGCAGACGATCTTGCCTATTGGATCAGAAACGAAGCGACAGAAGCACAGATCGAGGAACTTAGACGTAAAAAAATAATCTAAGAATAATCTGGAGAAATTATGGATGCCTCTCAAACACATAAACTGAACGTTGCGATTCTCTCCCGCAAGATGGCTGAGGAAGCTTGGTATAATACCTACTTCTCACGTCTGGCAGGGCAGATGACTATCAACGATGCCAACGGGATGCGAACTCGTGTTCCCGCCCCGAACGCAGTCATTCAGATGATGCGTGACTTTGTCCAAGAGGGCAGAGACAATATGCTCATGCCGATGGAGCTTGACCTTGTAGCAGAAGGAACCTATGGTGACGCTTGGCTGAAAGGAACAGGCGAGGACTTGCAGCTCAAGTATCTGCAAATCTACATCAACCAGCACCGCAAAGCGGTCAACAAGCTGTCCGGCAAGATGGCAAACCAACGCCTCAAAATCTATAACATGATGGAGAGAGCGAAACCTGCCCTTGTCAGATGGTGGGCTAAGACCATGAACCAAGCCATTGCTCAGACCATCTATGAAGGTGTATCCCCGAACCTGTCCGCCGGCACGAATGACGAAGGCTTAGGTCTCGTCTATCGTATGCACCCGAACTGGTATTTTGCCAACGCCACCTCCGGCTCTACTCCGACCGCAATCGGAACGGCAAAATACACCAAGATCGCAGCGAACTGGGGAGCTAACGTCACCGATGCTCTTGTTGGAGCAATGACCGGAAAGAACCTGATGGCTCTGAACGAGCTTATCACCGGAGACCTCCTGATCCCGCAAATCCTCACCGAATCCGGTGATCCTTTCTGGCTGATGCTGGTTACTCCCGAGGCCTTCACTGCCCTGAAGAAAGACGCAGAAGTCTATCGCACCCAAGACTCCGCCTTCAACACTCATCTGCAAAAGCACCCCGCCCTCAGTGGCAAGCAGATGATGTATTTTGACGGCTTTGCAATCATCCCTGATCCGATAGCAGTCCGCAGAACCGCCACTGCCACCACCACCCCCTCCGAAGACCTTGCAGGAACGGATGGCTGGCTGAAGCCTCAGTCAAAGACTACATACAGCATCAGCAACAACATCGTGCTTGGAGCTAACGCTCTGGGTATGGGTCTTGCTGATCCGCTCCAGTTCACCGAAGAGAAAGATGACCACGGTAATGTGATCGAAATTGGGTCAAACCAAATCTACGGTTTCAACCGTTGTGACTTCTTCTCCGAGACGGACAGTGGAAGCTCGTATGCCTTCAACAAAGCCAACGCAACCAAAACGATCTCTGGTGCGTATGCCGCAGTCAATCAGAGTTCGATGATCTTCTCGACAGAAGAGTAAGGGAGGATAAGATGGCTAAATCCATTACTGTATTCAAGAACAACAACCTCTCCCCCACCCTTACCGTTAGCGGAATTTCCACCAATCTGACCCCTGTGTCTAAGATTGAAATTCGTGGCGGAATCGTTCGGATCGACATCAAGAGAATGTCCCCGGCTGCCTCCGCTAACACCAAGATCAAAAACTTCCCGTTCAGTTGCCGGATCATCAATGCCTGGGCGAACTGCATTACTGGCGGTGGAGCTTCCCATGCTCTGCGTGTTGCCAAGTCTGCCAGTTCTGCCTCCAACATCCTGAATATTCCGGTGCTGACGGCTGCAAGCGGATTCCGCTTTGCCAATCGCCTCTACCACAGTCGTGCCAAGATAGCCAAAGGGGATGACCTCCTCTTAGTAGGATCTGGCTCAACCATTTCCGCAATGCGTGGAACCCTGTTCCTTCAGGTGATCCCCGAATAGTTTCCATAACTTAGGGGAGGGCTTCGGCTCTCCCCATAACTTTAGGATGAGATAATGAAAATTCACTTTATAGCTACTTATGACCGTTTCCTGCAAGCGATAATCAGAGAGCTATCAGCGAAAGGAATCCAATGCACTATGAACGACCGCCTTGACGAATCCAAGCATTACGATGCGGATGTGATCTGGGTGGACTGGGCTGACAAGAACGCTTTAGACGTTCAGGACTGGCTAACACCAGCCAAGAAGATTTTAAGAGTCCATGCTTACGAAGCATTTACCGACATCTGGGGAACGCTTAACCCCGATGCTTTTGACGTAGTTGTGTTTGTGGCAGAGCATATCAAGAAAGCCCTTGAGGAACGCTTAGGCAGGGAGATCACCAACGCTGTGATCTGCTCGAACTACGTTGACCTCGAAGCCATGACCATTGCTCCCGACAAGGAGCTTAACCACAACATAGCCTACGCTGGCTATTTCTCACGCAAGAAAGGCATTGGCGAACTGCTGATGATAGCGGAATCCATGCCTGACTATGACTTCCATCTGGCAGGTGATCCACAGGAGATAGACTATCTGGACTTTTTCAGAGATAGACTCCCTGCCAATGTGGTGATCTACGACTGGACTAACGACCTCAACCAATTCTACTCACAGATGAGCTACGTGATCAACACCTCCCTGCGAGAATCATTCTCCGTCAGCACCGTAGAGGGGATGCTTTGCGGATGCCGCCCTATCGTTAGAAACTGGGAAGGCTCTGAGGCTCTCTACCCTGCTGAGTGTATCTACAAATCCATTGACGACATCAAGCGGATGGTGGAGAGCAACGACCAAGCCCCGGAATACTGGAGAGAGCAAGCGATCGCCAGGCTTCAGTTAGACACAGTGATAGACCGTGTGTTGAATATAGTCCACAGCACCACCGAGAAAGACGAAACCCTGCCTACGATTACTGTTGCGATTGTGCAGACCAGACAGAAGTATCTGGGAACACTGCTCAACAGCCTCCGCTTGCAGGACTATCCCATTGAGGTGAGAATCCTCCAGAACTTCGATAAAGACAAGACCATTGGCAAGTGCTTCAATGAGCTTGCCGATAACTGCACTACTGAATGGATACTGTATGTAGGTGATGATGACTGGCTTGCCGATGGCTATATTCGCTCCGTTATGGATGCTTGGATGAGACGCAAGGAAATGTTCCCTACAACCGTCTCTATCACCACCAGCACCACAGCCTTTGATAACGCTGGCAGAACCAGCCTGATCGCCGCAGTCTCAACCGGATTCTGGAAAGCAGACTATATTCGCAAGAATCGCTTTGACGAGAAGCTTATTCGCCAGGTTGACACCGAGTTTTTCCAGAGGTTCGTGAACATGGCAACGAACTATGCCACGATAAGCTTTGTCTGGATTGCAGGATACTTCTATCGCCAGCATGACAGCAATGTCTCAGGCAACAAATTCAAAGAGGGTGCGATCACGCATCAGGAGAAAGTATGAAACTGAGAAACCCACGCATCGTAGCCTCTGAGCAGAGACCGAGATCAATCCTAATCACCAAGGCTGTCTATCATGACATCTATCCGTTTGAGAAAATCCTCCGCACTGTGCCTGTAATTTTCAGCAGAGTGGGAGGCAGAGCGCAGGTAGAGAAAGAGATTGCAGAGTATCTGGTCAAGAACTACGAGGGGATCACCATTGACCCCTACATAGAGCCTGTGGTCATTATCCCTGAGCCTGAGCCTGAACCGGAGAACCTGAGACCCACGGTAAGCATCCCTGAGATAGATATGGAACTGGAAGAGGAAGAGGAGATACCTGAGCCAATACCCGATCCTGAGATTATCCCTCTGACGAATCCTGATGAGATAGAGATGGAGGCAGAGACTGCCCCTGTCAAGGACATAACCAAACCACCCAAAGAAGGCGGGAAAAAGAGATGACCAAAGGTCAAGTCGTTACCGAGATCACGAAGAGGCTTGGCGATCCGAGCGCAGTTGCTTTCGGAGACCGCATTTACGGCTATTTTCTTGAAGTGCTTTATGAACTTATTGAATCGCTCAGTCCGATGGAGCAGATCAATCTGACGGTTGAGTCCGTGTTTCACGGCTTCACTGGCATTGACGGAGTTTGCAGACCCACGTTCACCGATACGCCTCAGAGCGCATGGACAAAGGTGAACAGCGTCAACGTGAATGACATACCTGCCACTCCGATAACCGATAAAGAGTATAAGATGATGCTCTCCAATTCGATGTATGCACCCTCGTTTGACGAGGCGTTCTACTACTTCGATGGCAAACGCATGGTAGTCCTCACAGGGTTGATCTCGTCTGCCGTCATAGTCTTGGTGAACAGCACTTATGATCCACACCTTGTGCTTGCCGATCTTGCTGACGCAACCACTGTTCCACTAAGTTCAAGCCTGATCTACAGAGCTATCCCTCTGACGGTAAACAAGGTCAAGGCAGAGGCAGGGTTGACGTTATGAACATTAAATCAATGTATGAGAATATCCAGATTCAGATGGGAGAGGCGATCAGCTTTGCTGAGTTCTTCTCTGCCATGACGAGGATCGTCAAGCTCTGCAATCTGCAAGCCGAGAAGCTCAAGACCATGCTGACCATAACCGGCACAACCGCTTGGGAATACACCATTGGTGATACCGATGATGATGACCATGCCATTGGCGATACAGCCGATGATCGGGTAATTGGTGACAGCAGATGGTCTGAGGGAGTGACTTGGGATTCCCTGAACAACGTAGTGGAGCTTCCCTCCAACGTGACGAAAGTCATTGCCCTGTGGTATGCAGGGGAGAAGTGCCATTCCGAGCCGTATGACCTGATGAAAACAATGGTCATGGAGGATCTCGTCTATACCTGCATTGGCAGACGGCTGTATTTCCCTGAGAGTTTGGATGCACAGACTACCGAGATCAGGGTCAAGGTTGAGACCAAGTATCCTGATCCGAGCAGAACCGACACGGAATACACGGGGATGCCTGAGACAGCGGAGTCCATGCTGATGAACGGAATCCTGAACGTGCTTTACACCCAACCCAAACATTTTAACACCACGCAATTCGGTATTTACCGGACGGCATTTAATAATGATCTGGCTAATTACAATGACCAGATACTTACACAAGAACCGCAGGAGCATCAAGTTCCTGTTTACACTTATTAAGGGGTAATCAATGAGTGGATTATCTGCAAAGAAATGGCACGAAGCATACAAGAACGTGGTGATCCTGAACAACCCGCTTTACACGGGGGTCAGGGCTACGCTGTGTTCTCTGTGTGATGGTGCCTCCGTTCAACTTCCTATTGCCGTATCAGCCGACCAGATTCAGGTGACGGACGGTTGCCGAGTTCGGTTTGGTGGTGCTGGTGTCTATCTCCGTAATAGCGGTAACGCCTCGATGGTGCTTAATGCTGCAAGGGTCAATGTCTCAGGCAAGCTGGTGATAAAGTCTGGAAACCACGTCTCCGCTGTGTCTATCATTGGTGGAACGGTGGATGGCACAACGATCAAGGCTTCAACCAAGATCGTAGCTCCGACCGCTTCCTTTGGCTTGGCTTCAGGCACAACGATCAAGGCTGGTGCAACCGTTATCAATAACGCAGGGATCACAGTAGCATCCATTGGCGTAGCTAAGATGCACATCAGCGATGACATCAAGATGGCATCAGGCAAGAAGCTTATAACTAATGGCACAACTGGGTTTTACTCTCCATCTGCGACAGAGCTTCACCTCATGATATCCGGAAACGGAATACTGGTGGTGCTTGCCGACAGTTTAGCTCCGAAAGCAGACGAGGCTGTGTCCCTTGGCACATCCAGCGAGCGGTTTAACAACGGATACATCAAGAACCTGTATGTCAACGGCATAACTGCCAGCACCGCCATCATCAAAGACGGGACGTTCAAGGGTTCTCTCTGCTCTGTCACTGCGATCAAGACTCCAGCAGCCAATATCTCCCTGCTTACGGCAGCCTCAGCCAATGCTGCTATCGTTCGGGGAACCAAGATTGTGATGACTACTGTATCTGGAGTGAACGTCAAGGGGACAACCCTTACCATGACCGGGGACGCAACGGTTACTGGAGATATGACCATCACGGGAACTAAGATCAACATGGCCAACCTGCCAACGGCCAGTGCCGGTCTTGACGCAGGGATGCTCTATAATTTAGCCGGAACAATTAAAGTAAAGGCGTAATGTGAAACGCATAAGCATAACTGATTTCAATGCGGGGATAATTGATGCGGTTGATCCGACACTTATCCCCGATAACGCCTTGACTGAGGCTGAGAACTACGAGTATCTCGATCTGACCGGATTGAAAAAGCGGAGAGGCGTTGACTTCTCCGAGCTTAACGATGCGGGATTTTCGGATATTCATTCTTTCGTTGTCTGGTATCCCTCACGGATGCCAAGCGGAGCTACATCTGACAAGGTCTTGATAGCCCATGCGGATGGAGCGATCTCAGCCCGATGGCTGGCAGGATCAGTTTGGGAAAGCCAGATACTCTTTACCGATGTCCCAGATGATGCCACGGTGGTGTTCTATGCAGGATATGACCGGGTGCTGATTGCAGATGGAGTCAACCCTGGGCGAAGCGTATCCGTGAACAAGGACGCAGAGCTTGAGTATGGCAACCTTGGAATCCCTGCACCGCTCACCATGCTTGAGGTATCTATTGCTGATGGTGACGTGCGTTATGCCGAGACAGACGATCCTGACGTTGGGATGGCAGTGGAGCGTGGCAACATTCTCCAGTATTGCTACACCGTAGAGGATAAGTATGGCACGGAAAGCAACCCCTCTCCGATAACCACAGAGCAGGGGTTTATGTATAAGTATCCCGATTCTACGCAAGCCTTGGGCTACAAGTATTACTACCGCTCCGTTTTGGTGAATGGCTTTTCGCTGGATGGATATTCCGAGAGCGTCAAAGACCGCCTCAAGAAATTCAATATCTACCGCAGAGACATAGAGTTCCAGCAAGGCACGATTTACAAGCAATTTGTTCTGGTTCAGCAGGTTGACATTGAGGGTGTTTCCTCGATCTCTGACAGTAGTTCAGATGGTGACAGAGACATAAACTACAACAACAATATATCCCCGATAGCCTCCTCTCTGATTGAACATTCAGGCGTGATCTACGCCTCCGGGATTAAGCGTCCAAGCATAACGTTCCCCTTTGAGTGGGACAGGTATGTCGAGATCAAGGTCAATAACCAGAACAACATTGACTACGTGGATGTTCCTGTTGCGATCAGGCTCAACTACTCCGAGCTTGGGATCAAGCCGTGGAGCGATTACCTGAACAACCGAGGCAAGATCAGGATATTCTATTCAGACATGATAACCCCCTGCAAGGTCGTTGCTCATGCTTCTGGATTCGATTTGTATCTGTATGTCTGGATTCCCGTGATGAACCGCAACGTAGTCACTACGCTATACATGACGCTGGCAGAACAGAAATGGGGAGCGAGCAAGAACGCCACTTGGGATCAATACAAGTATGGATGCTTCCATGTTGACGGTCAAGACCCTTTCGTGTATAATGACATCTTCAATCTGCCTGCTGTGCGTGACGTAGAGACCGCCGTGAGCCTCTTTATCAAAGACACTGGTCAGGTGATAATCCCCGGCGTTGTGTCTCAGGACGTGAAGCTATTACCCAATATGCCGGATATGCTTTCCATAGATGCGTTAACCACCGTCTCTGGCTATCCCCTGAGCCGAAAACCGAACTCCAAGATCGGCTATTTCCTTGGCTCCCCGGTTGGTGCAAGTGTTATAGCCCCAACGATTGGAGCGACAACAGGTATTGACATTGCGAAAATAATCGACCCTCCGTTTATTATGACCTACACTGGCTTGATAACTAACGCCACGGGATTAGCCTCCTATCAGACTATAATGAGGGTTGGAAACATCCGCTTGCAACTGGTTATGGCTGGAACAGGGAACAGGCTTAGATTGATCTGGGGGACAGACGAGTTTACCGTTGACGCAACCAAGTTTTTATTGCTTTGGTCAACCTCTTCCGTGGTTGAGTTTAACGCCACAATCAGCATTGCGGTAATTATGCAAGACAACGTCCTGTATGTTTACTGGATTAGTTCCGATATAGGATTACCCAACGGACAGTCCGCATCCAAGACGGTTACTGGATTAGTCCTCACTAATGACACGATTGAGATTTGCAAAAAAGATCCAAACGGAACTACGATCTACCTCTATCCCGAACGGATAACGGTTCGCAACATAGCATACATGAATGATGACGCAGAGAAGCTTGCCGCTTGCAAACGCCAGCTTTACGACCTGCCTGATTTTGCGACACAGGTTGGATGCGATCAACTGCTGGACATTAGCTCATGGACTAATGAGAACATTGTCACAGAGCTTAAAGAGATCGAGTCCGAGAGCAGGAAGAACGAAGTGCAATGGTCAGCCCTGGGTCTGGAAACATTCCCTCCGCTCAACTTCAAGAAGTTCAAAGAGGACGTGCTTGCCGTTACTGATGCTCCCTCGTTCCTGAAACAGCAGTATCAGAACACCCTGATAGTTTTTACCCGCAACACGGTATCCCGCATTGTGCTGTCTGATGACCTGTCCAAGATGGCTCAGATTGACAACAACGTGATTGAGGAGTTCAAGTCAGCCGGCTTGTATTCACCGGATTCTCTGATCAGTTCAGGCAACGCTTTCTACTGGCTGTCTGAGGTTGGCGTAATTCGCTGGAGTCCTGACGGCTTAGTGAACCTCTCCAGGGGCAAGAAAAACATCCCGCTTGGCATGGACTATATCGGTGCTTGGGTTGCAAACTCAGCACAATATTTGCTTCACAATCGAGACACTGGAATCACCTACGTCTATCATGAGATCAATGATGCGTGGACAACGTTTACAGGGATGAGCATTGACAAGGTATCGTATCTGAATTTAGGCTCTGACACCGAGAACCGCATCCTGATGTATGACGGAGAGAACCTTATAGAATATCCCGCAACCCAGATAGATGTATCCGTGGCTCACAAGATCACCACCAAGCAGATTGTGCTGGATAATCGCAAGCCTTACCGCTATCGCTATATGTCTGAGCGAGGCTCGATTGCGGACAGCATAACCGCCTCAACTTTTAATCACTACCTTGATGATGAACCGATTGTGGCAGAAGCAGTAAGCCCGATGCGGTATGAGTGGGTATATCTTCCGAACGGATTTTGGGGTGAGTATATCCAATTATCATTTGACAACATAAGCTTATTAACCAGAATAGACCTCGACATTAGAGAAGGGGTATAAGATGCCTTTATTGACGTTCCTTCCTGCTGCAATAGCGGGTGCAAAAACTTTATACACGGCTTTCAATAAGCCGAAGCTGAAAGAGCCTAAGTATCTGCTTGAGGGCTTGGATAAGCAGGTTGCCGAGAACCAAGCCGACATTGTGAACAAAACCCTGATGAGCAATCTCACCTCCACAGCCAAGTCAATGGGTGCGAAGATGTATCAACAGCAGGAGCGGAGTCTCAACGCAATGGGTGCGAGAGGCGAACTCTCCGAGGGACAGGAAGCCAGAGCTTTGCTTGACGCTGGAACGAAAGCGCAATCAGTGGTTGGTGAACAGGCACAAGGTGCTGTCCTGAATCAGGCTGACGCAAACCAGCGGAACAGAGAGCTTATGACCGAGGCTCGTCTGAATATCGCAAGGCTCAAGGATGAGGCACGGCAACGGCTTGGAGCGGAAACTCAGCAATGGAAAAACGAGCTGGTGGGTGGTGCATTAGACACAGCAACTGCTGGCTTCAACTCTATTGTTCAGGGTATCCAAGACAAGAACCTGCAATCTACGCTTGGCAACTTCATGAAAAGCACAGGCAAGACGAACCTCACAGAGCTTGACGATGATCAACTTCGTGGGCTTTTGACTACGCTCATGCTCAGAAAGATGGGGCTGTCCACGGATGGAGGCAAGTAATGGCTACTCAATTCACTCCGATCACCACGGTATCGCCTACCACTGTTAATGACAGTGGCAAGATAGACGAAGCTATCGGCTTGGTTCAGGGCTTGCTCAAGCAAAGGCAGGACTCAGCGGATCAGAAATACACGAATACCGTTCGCTCCAGAACGCTTCAAGGCTTTCAGGAAGAGGATGCACAAAAGCAGATGACCATCAACCAGAACAACAACTTTCTGGGACTGATGCAATCCTCTGAGAAGAATTTCGACACTAAGCTAATCCAAGACAAGACCCTGAACGGAGAGCTATCCCCTGAGCAAGCCAAGGCTCTGATGCCTTATGCCAATGACTATGTGTCTGATGAGGCAAGGTTGCTGATGTTTGCCGAGGGGATCACCAAGATAGATCGTGGGAACCCTGTCCAGTTTGCACAGCTTTTGACCGAGACAGGGGTTGACGTAGCCAGAG